TTGGGAAATTCCATGGCAGTGAATTGCATGGAATGGATCGGTGAACGAATTCAATCAGCAGAAACAAAATTAAAAGGAAAACACAATGTCTAATTTACGTCCTATTGGAAAATGGATATCAGTACAATCTTCTAAGGGAGGAAGAAAAACAACAGATCACGGAATAATATATGACGAGGTCGTGCGATCTCGCTATATATGGGCAACAGTGGTTGCGATTGGTGATTCTCTGACCGAAGATATTTGTGTAAAAGATCGCATTCTATGGGATCGTTCTCAATTTAAAGGACAAGGTTACGGGGGATACGATCTGATTCATCAGGATTGGATTGCGCTGACAGAGAGATAAATTGTTCTGGTTGGTTCGTTAACGGTGAAAAATATTATGGACTTCTATACAAATGTTAGTGTTCGTGGTGGTTCTGTGTTATATCGTGGTTGGAGGGATGGACGAAGAGTTCAACAAAAGATTCCATTCCATCCAGTGCTGTACACAAAATCCAATAAGACGGATAGCGAATTTACCACTATTCATGGAATGCCTGTAGAGTCAATTCCCTTTGATACGGTACATGAAGCGCGCCAATTTATTGACAGATACAAAGATGTTAAGGGATATGAGGTATACGGCACAACCAATTTTGTTTGTCAATATCTCTATAAAGAATTTCCATCTGAAGTAGAATACGATTTCACTGCTCTTCGAATTGCAAATCTGGATATCGAAACTTCATGCGATGGAGGATTTCCTTCAGTAGCTTCACCGACAGAAAGAATTATTGCAATAACTACCTCTATGGGAGGAAAGACTCATGTGTATGGAGTTGGTAAATTCCATGTTCAAGGAGATGGCGTAGAGTATTACGCATTCGATAATGAAAAAGATTTATTGCTTTGCTTTGTAGAATTGTGGAAAACTCTTGATCCCGATATTGTAACTGGTTGGAATATTAGATTCTTTGATATTCCTTACCTTGTTGCTCGTATGAATTTCTTAGAAGAAGGATGGGCCAATTCTTTATCTCCTTGGAAGAAACTTCGAGAAATAGAAATTTTCCGAATGGGAAAAGATCATATTGTTTACAATATTGAAGGAATATCCACACTGGATTATATTGAATTATATCAAAAATTCACCTATGTTAATCAAGAATCTTATTCTTTGAATAATATTTCAAAGGTAGAATTGGGAGAAGAAAAGATGTCCTATGCAGAGTATGAAACTCTGCAAGATTTCTATACAAAGAATTTTCAGAAATTCATGGAATATAATATGAAGGACGTTGTTCTTGTTGATAAACTAGAAGAGAAACTGAAACTTTTGGAACTAGCAGTTGCCATGGCATATTCGGCAAAGGTTAATCTGGAAGATATATTCTCTCAGGTCAAGACATGGGATTCAATCATTCATAATCATTTAATGTCCAAAGGTATGGTCGTTCCACAGAAAAAATCCGCAGACAAGGATGAGACATATGCTGGTGCTTATGTAAAAGATCCGCTAGTAGGAATGCATGATTGGGTAGTAAGTTATGATTTGGCAAGTTTGTATCCGCATCTTATCATGCAATATAATTTATCACCAGAAACAAAATCAGAAAATAAATCATATAGTCGTGGAAAAATAGGACCTGATTGTATTCTGCAAAATAACCGTGGGATTGTAACAAAAAGTTCTATTGATCCCGTGGAGTATCTCAAGACTGCAAAAACAGACAACCTCTCAATTGCTGCTAATGGTGTTGCATACATTAAAACAAAACAAGGATTCCTTCCTGAATTAATGGATAAGATGTATGAAGAACGAAAACAATTCAAGAAGTTGATGATTGATGCACAGAAGCGGCTAGAAGAATTGCCACCAAATTCTGCTATCTCTACCCGTAAAGGCATTGAATACGAAATTTCTAAATATAAGAATTTTCAATTATGTCGTAAGATTCAGTTAAATAGTTGCTATGGTGCCTGTGGAAATAAATACTTTAGATTCTTTGATGTGGAACTTGCAGAAGCCATTACATTGTCTGGACAATTAAGTATTCAATGGATTGCAGATGCACTGAATAAATTACTTAATCGTATATTGAAAACAGAGAACGAAGACTATGTAATAGCATCGGATACAGATTCGGTTTATTTGCGATTGGGGTCTGTTGTAAAACATACTTGCAAGCCCACACAATCCCCAGAGGAAATTGTAGACTTTTTAAATAAATTCTGCGAACGAGTCATTCAACCATGCATTGAAAAAGAATTTGCGCTACTTGCAGATTCCATGAATGCGTTCTCTAATAAGATGGTCATGGGAAGAGAAGTAATAGCACAGAAGGGTGTGTGGACTGCCAAGAAGCGATATATGCTTTCTGTGTGGGATAGTGAAGGAGTTCGATATCATTCTCCAAAGATTAAGATTATGGGTATTGAAACAGCAAGATCATCTACACCTGCATTTGTTCGTGGAGCCTTGAAACAAGCAGTAGAGATCATTCTTTCTGGGGACGAATCCATTCTACAGAAGTTTATCAAAAAGACCAATAAAGTATTTGGTGGATTATCCGCCGAAGAGATTGCATTTCCTAGATCTGTTTCTCGATTGGATCATTATAAAGATGCAAAAATTCGATATAAAAAAGGAACACCTATTGCGGTAAAGGCAGCATTGCTGCATAATGGATTTGTAAAATCTCTTAATATTGGACGTAAATATAGGGAAATTGGAGAAGGCGAAAAAATGAAGTTTGTTCATTTAAAGATTCCTAACACAATAGGAGACGCTGTTATTGGTTTTACAACAACTCTTCCACCTGAATTTGATGCACATAAATATATTGATTATGATATGCATTTTGAAAAATCATTCATAAATCCAATAGAAACAATAACCAATGCAATTGGTTGGACGGCACAAGAACGAGCATCTCTTGACTCATTATTTGTTTGATGATTTTAATTTTTTAATACAGGCAACTTGCCTATCTATGATGAACCCCTTACAAGAAAGTGAAATATGGCTACTAAAATATTGAAAATGCGTAGTGGAGAAGAATTGATCGCAAGCGTTAAGACTAACTTTACAGGAGATAAAGAAAGTTCTTATAATCTAAAGAATCCGTGTATGTTGGTTCCTGTGCCAAACAAATCAGGAAGTTATGATGGTAATCTGGCTATTCTTCCATGGATGAGTTCTGTGAAGCAGGATAAAGGAATCACCGTGCCGTGTGATGCTGTTTTGTTTATGGCAGATCCAATTGTTGAGTTGGAAAATCAATATAGCACAGCATTTGGTTCTGGTATCGTAATGCCATCTAATGATATTGGAGTACCTAATCTAAGACTATCATGATAAAATTATGCAAATCTTATATATCCAATATTCTCTTAGAACGAAGAGATAAATTGGTAGAAGAAGTAAAGAAAATGATTAGAGATAAACACTCTACGCTTTCTAGTATTAAGAGTCGTGAGTCGGAAATAGAATTGATCTCTGATCAGTTAAAAATTATGGAGAATATTAATGAGTGATTATTTAAGCGGTCTCATCAAATCATCTGGTAATAAATTCGCATCTCTGGTATCCGATGGATTAGATGGATCAGATGTTACTGGGTATGTGAATACTGGATGCTATATCCTAAATGCATTATTGTCTGGTTCCATGTATAAGGGAATTCCCAACAATAAAATTCTGGCATTGGGAGGAGAAACCAGTACAGGAAAAACCTTCTTTGCTCTTGGAATTGTTTCTAAGTTTCTAGAAGATAATGCAGATTCTATTGTTCTTTACTTTGATTCAGAACAAGCAGTTACCTCTGATATGTTTAAAGGTCGAGGAATCGATCCTACACGCATTGCAGTATTTCCTGTATCAACAGTGGAAGAATTTCGTCATCAGGTTATTACAATTGTAGATAATCATTTGGCACAACCAGAATCAAAGAGAAAACAGATTTTGATTGTATTGGATTCTCTTGGAATGCTTTCGACTAGCAAAGAAATCACAGACACGGCAG